GGTTGAGGCTATTAAGGAGTTAAAAGCCGAAGTTGATGCGCTGAAAGGTAAATAATGACTTTTGGCTTCTCGCCCTACGCAGCGGCGCCGTTTGCTGATACAGGCGAGGCAACGATTGGTATTTCAGTCCAGTTAACTGGGGTATCTGCGGTAGGTGTTGTAGGTACGGTTAGTTTTAATACTGACCAAAATCTTGATGTTACAGGTGTAAATGCAGTAGGCGCAGTAGGTACTGTAATAATTGAAGCCGATGGAAATGTTGTACCAACAGGTGTTAATGCTGTAGGTGTAATTGGCAATGTTGCAATAGTTGAAAGCGTTACGATTGAGTTAACAGGTGTAAGTGCAATTGGCACTTTAGGTAACGTAGAAGTTCAAGCTGGAGCGGGTGTAGATCTTACAGGCGTAAATGCAATTGGCGTGGTTGGCACAGTTGATTTAAGTCTTGGATGCACGGTTGATTTAACGGGTGTTAACGCTATAGGCGTAATTGGTAACGTTTCAATAGTTGAGAGTGTTACGATTGAATTAACAGGTGTTTCAGCTATTGGAACTCTTGGTAATGTAACCGCAACGGCGGGAGCAAATGTTAGTGTTACAGGTGTTCTTGCAGTAGGTCAAGTTGGTACAGTAACAGTAGCTGCAAATGCCAATGTTAATTTGACTGGCGTTAGAACAGTTGTTAGACTAAATAGGGTCAATGTTTGGAGTTTAATTGATCCAGTACAAGTACCTAATTGGACAGAAGTAGCAGCCGCTTAAGGATAAATTATGGCAAGTACATTTTCACCAAGTTTAAAGCTAACCCTAATGGGGGATGGCGATCAAGCAGGTCTTTGGGGTCAAACCACCAATACCAACCTAGGTACTTTGGTTGAACAGGCTATTACTGGCGTTACTTCAATCACAATGGTTGATGCTAATTACACGCTAACCAGCTTTAATGGAATATCAGACGAGGCTAGAAATGCAGTTTTAGTAGTTAGTGGAACAAATGCTGCAGTGCGGGATCTTATTCCCCCAGTTCAAGAAAAACTTTACACCGTTGTAAACAATACTACTGGGGGCTTTGCCATTCGGGTAATTGGGGTTTCTGGTACGGGCGTAAATATTCCTAATGGCGCTACCTGCCTTGTTTATTGTGACGGCACTAATTTTGTAAATGGGTTATCTGGAACGGCTGGTAACTTTACGGTTAATGGCACGGTAACTGCAACAACTGTAAATGCAACAACTGGAGCTTTTACTAACGTATCAGGTAATGGGGTGGCTCTAACAGCAATTAACGCTTCAAATATTACGTCTGGTACTGTAGCTACAGCAAGACTAGGTTCTGGTACGGCTAATAGCGCTACGTTTTTAAGGGGCGATCAGACATATGCGGTGCCATCCGTGACATCAATTAGCACAACTAATTTTACAATCCAACAAGTTGGTAGTGCCTTGGTATTTCAATATAATGGTGCTAATGTAGTGGTAATGAGTTCAGGCGGTAATCTAACTTCCGCTGGAGAGTTTACAGCTGGTGGTAGTGTTTAATTTTAGGAGCAAAAAATGGCAATTAATGTAAGCGGCACTTCAATAGTATTTAACGATGCTACTACACAAACTACTGCGTTTACTGGTGGTGGCGATGGTGGTATTCAAGGAATGCAAGTTTTTAACGCTCCTGGAAGTTTTACAACACCAGCAAACACAACTAAAATTTATATAGTTGCTGTTAGTGGGGGCGGTGGCGGTGGCGGTAGTTCTGATAATTTTCCTGGCGGTAAAGGTGGCAACGGTGCAATTGGAGCGGTCGTAGCTACAACAACTGCAAGCACACCGTACCCTATTACGATTGGCAACGGTGGTAACGGCGGTGGCGCTCGAAGTACAGGTGGTGCAGGTGGTTCTACTTCCATTGGTAATTTTTTAACTTGTAATGGTGGGAACGCTGGTAATGGTGGCCAACCTACTTCTAATGGGAATCCTGGGAATCCTGGAACTGCGCCTTTAGCGTCGGCATCTAGTTTTTATCCTAATACTCCAGGCACCCAAACTTCTCTTTTTTCTAATACTGCTGGAACAGGTAGTGGTCCCCAAGGTGGAGAGGATCAGTCAGCGCCAGCTGGCACTGCTGGTAGAGTTATTATTTATTTCTAAGGAATAATTATGAAAAGTGCATTAATTGATATTCCATCTACTTTAGTCGTTCAAGTTGAACCGTTAGGACAGACTTTTGAAGTAGATTCTGCCCATGAATGGGTAGATTGCCCTGATGATGTAACTGCGGGTAACTACACATACAATAACGGACAATTTATACCCGTGCCTCAACCTGAACCCGTACCACCTACGGCAGAACAAAATAAAGCTACGGCTACACAAAAATTACAAGCAACGGATTGGACAACTATTCCTGATGTTGGGGATTTAACAAAAAGCAATCCATATTTAAGTAATGTTCAAGATTTTGTGGTGTATCGTAACGCCGTGCGTCAATACGCAATTAATCCTGTAGCTGGAAATATTACTTGGCCCACAAAACCATCTGAGGTTTGGACAACTGTTTGATGAATCAAGACCTTATAGATAATAACTATTTGTTTGTGCCTGATTTTATATCAGCGCAAGAAGCAAATGATTTATATAAACAGTTTAAAAAAGAAGTGCAATTATACCCAAACAATTTTAAAACAGACCCACAGGTATTTGGTTCACCATCTGTACATAACTATGAACCTTTTGTTGCGTTAATGTGTGAAAAAACAGCGCATATGAATAAGTTAGTTGGAGAAAAATTATTACCTACTTATGCTTATGCTAGGATATATAAAAATGGTGCTGAACTAGTAAAGCATAAAGATAGACCAGCCTGTGAAGTTAGTGTTACTTTGCATTTAGGTAGTGATGGTACGTCTTGGCCTTTGGGTTTTACTAAACCAGATGAAACTGTAGCGTTAAAGGATTTAAAGCCAGGAGAAGCAGTAATTTATTTTGGATGCATATCAGAACATTGGCGTGATGGTGCTTTTGCAGGGCAAGAGTATGGTCAAGTGTTTTTACATTATGTAAGAAGTACGGGTAGATATGTTGAACATTATTTTGACAGGAGATCAAAGTGAAGCATACTTATATGATTTACGATAGCGTGGTATCTCCCAATATATGCACTGATATAGTTAATAGTTTTGATGAAAAAAATTTTAATTCTGGATTGGTTGGAACGGTCGAAAAAGGTCGTGTAGACACAAAAGTAAGAAACACCAAAGTCCAATGGGCACCCAAATTTGACTTAGTTGAATGCATTCTTACTCGTTTTATTATACAAGCTAATCAAGAAGCTCTTTGGAATTTTGATATTACTGAACCTGAAATTGTCCAAATAGGTAAATATGAAGAAGATCAATTTTACGGGCAGCATATTGATTGCTATATAAAAAGTAGCGATATTATTGCTACTGGCAGTGGGGGTGCAATTGTTATTCCTATGTTGTCGCAGCGGAAAATTAGTGCTTCGCTGCTACTTAATGATGAGTCCGAGTACGAAGGTGGCGATTTAATTATTTTAGATGAAACCGTAAAAACGAAAAAACAAGGAACCATAATTGTGTTCCCGTCTTTTATGGCGCATCAAGTGACTCCTGTAACTAGTGGTGTTCGTTACAGTGCAGTATGTTGGATGGTGGGACCAAAATGGAAATGAACGTAACTATTAATAAATTTGTAGGCGTGTTCGAAAATGCTTTTTCTAAAGAATACTGCGAAAATTTAATTAAATCATATGATACTGCTATAGAAGCTGGCTATGGGCGTACTCGTCAAGATGAAGAAGATTTTTCTAAGTTACAGAAAGCGGATACCCAGTTATATAACCAGCTTGATAATACTCAAATACCCATACCAAACATTGCGGCTTTTAACGAAGTGTTTTGGGGTAAATGTTATCCAATATATGAAAAAGAATTTCCGCCATTAAAAAATTCGGGTAAACATAATAACTTTTCTTTTAAAATGCAAAAGACAGACTTGCGTGAAGGTTATCACGTTTGGCATTACGAATCGTCAAATAGGGAAATGTGCAATCGGTTACTTGTTTGGATGGTGTACTTAAACGACGTAGAAGAAGGTGGAGAAACGGAGTTCCTATATCAAAGTATGCGAGTCAAACCAAAACAAGGTACGTTACTTATTTGGCCCGCCGCCTTTACTCATACACATAGAGGCAACCCGCCCCTAAGCAATCCAAAATATATTGTTACAGGTTGGACTGAATTTTAAGGACTAATATGATTAAAACAATCCAAGACTCGATGGACGGTGGCGAGTTTAAACCTCGTCATACCATTGAAATTTACTGCCCTAATTGTGGGTACGATGTTTCTGAGGCTGAGTTAGCTGCCAAGATGTGCAGTGATTGTGGGCATAGCCTTGAAGAACCAGAGCAACACGTAGCTATCGTGGTTGCCAATATGTCGTTTGGTGGCTCTACTCTTTGAGGCAAAGAACAGTGAGATATGTCGGACGAACTGGGTTTATCGGCTGGTGCCAAGGGGATCAGCGAGGGGCTTAAGACTGGGCGTGAGGCTGGGCGGGAGATTGGTAAGAACATTGAGGATGTTCAGAAGGAAGCAGTAGATGTAGCAAAGGAACGGGCAAATGCCAAGATTCGTGAGCGTAGGGAAGCAGAGTTAAGGAAAGAGCGGGCGATATTTAAAGCCCTTGAGGAATACAAACACCGTAAGAAGATTACGGACGAAGAATACAAGTTACGGATTGACTTTATCAAGCAGTACGGCACAAAAGAGTGGCAAAAACTAATAGACATCAAGACGGAGATTGAGAAGTTAGAGAAGGAAGACCGCAAGTATTTTGATGCGGAGTTGTCAAAGGTTAAATGGGTACAGTTCTGGTGTTTCTTAGCGGCAGGTTGGATAGCTTATTTTATTGTATGGGGCGGTAAAAAGTGATAAAAAAACCAGACGATGCACTATCTAAATTACTGGCGTACGTGGACTCACCGTTTAAGTTATTTGCAGTTATTTTGATGGCGGCTTTAGCATTTGGCGGTTGGGTATTTTATGAAAACCAAGAGTTAATTGTTGGCACTTATAAAGAGAGTCAGAAGCTACCCAGTATTGCCGAAGATAGAGTCGATGATGCCGCAGTTCATTTATTTAAAACGACTGATGCAACTGTAGTAGCAATATTTAAAGTTAATCCTTTGTTTGACACAAGAGTTCAGTATCGAGCCTATACAAAGACTGGTCGGGATAAAACAAATGATGGGTTAGATGTTGGGTTGTT